ACAATAACTAGAGCTGACTGAGAGGACACTGCGAGGACTTGCGGTTTCGAATAACAACTTCCGAAAGGAACTGTTATGAAAAGTCGTCAAGTCAGTGTCTTACTCCACGTCTTCGGACGGCTTCTTTTACAAGATGCTGCCCGAGCGTACCCGGAGTTAAAGGAAAGTTTTCTCAAAGATTTTGAGAGAATCGCCCTTTATTCTCAAATACGTGGTCTAACAGTCTTTACGTTAGACCTACCGAATCTAGATTCCCTTCTTCTGAAGGGCCTAGATACGGGCCGCCTCTGCCTTGAGGGACCGCTTTGTCGTGCGGTTTCAAAGGGGACCAAAGTGCCGAGATTATTCTCGGGGCTATGGTTGCGGGTATTTGAAAAAGACTCCAGTCTAAAACTGGACTCCGACGTAACAGCAGTTGCTTTTCTAAGGCAATTAACTTGCCTTGGGAAGAAACTGCTCGTGGAGTGCTCTCAGGATCGCATCGCTGCGACACTGGAGAACTACCATGACGTTGAAGGAACGCTTCGCGAACCTACTTTGCAGTGGGATCGCGATTCGCTCGGTCTCCGTGGGAAGCTTCACATCAGCCTTGCTGATTGTGTTGTGCTACCTTGCGCTGACGGGGTGCCAGACTCTGGCCAATTGTCAATTGACATTGGATCCGAGTACGAGCACTCTGATTTGCGCGACGCAGACCTCCTCCGAAAATGTCAGCATGTAGCTGACATAATCGTAGAATCCTTAGGTTATTTCGATCCGTTAAGCTATTCAGCTCAATTGGAGAGAGACGGCCTAGGGATTGGTTTTAGACATGGACCAGGTGCTGTAGCGGACCGACTAAAGAATCACGAGAAATCGTCATTCCCATGTTGGCCGCACAAACTTGAACAAGTCTTTCCTTTTGATCAGTGTGCAGTAATGCCCACGGATCCCAGGGATTTGCCTATTCAACATGAATTGGCAAGTAGGCTGATCTGTGTACCGAAGAGCTCAAAAGCTCCTAGGCTCATAGCCGCGGAACCTGTGCAACACCAATGGTGCCAACAGCTTACGTGGAGATGGCTAGAAAGTCGACTACGTCACCTATTTAAAGGTGATTTCGTTGACTTTCGACGCCAAGATCTCTCAG